TTAAAACATATTATCTAACAAATCAGCTGTATTATTTTTCATATCTTCCATTATGTGAGTATATGTATCTAATGTTTCAGTTATACTTTTATGACCTAACCTTTCGGATACTACTTTTATATTCTCACCTTTAAATATTAACAATGTTGCATGAGTATGTCTAAGAGCGTGAAAAGTTATTTGTTGTAGTTGCATATAATTTTGATTAATTTTTTTATTCTCTTTTTTTAGGTCAGCAATAGATTTTTTATATTTAGATATTGATTTTGTAAAATTCATTGATAGATTACGAGGGTTGCACATTCCACCATCGCGATTTAGAACAACAAAATCAGTATCGAGGGCATTTCCTTTAATGGATTTTAAATGATTAATTAAAATGTTGGGTAAAGTTACTTTTCTATAACTAGTTAGGGTCTTAAGTTTATTAGTAAATAATAAAGATTTATTTTTTTTATCGTTAATAATTTGGTGTCTAACATTTAAATGTTTACTGTCAAAATTAATATCGCACCATCTTAAACCACATAGTTCGCCAAGTCGTAAACCTGTTAACACTGCAATATGTACAGGAGTGTATAAATAATCTCCTTTGATTTCATTCAAATAAAAATCCAATTCTTTTTTATGCCAAAACTCAACTTCAGGTTTTTCAATTCGTGCACGTTCAATATCAACAGGTACTGTATATATTAATTTGTTCTTTTGTGCATACCTAAGGCAATTACTCAATGTTTCAAGTATTTTTTTAGCACTAGATGGCTTAGCACCACCATTGATAAGACTATTATAAAAATCTTGAACAACCTCATTTGTAATTTTATTCAGCTTGTAGTTACCAAGCTTAGGAATTATGTGAATGTTGATTCTTGAATTATAATTAGCGAGTGTGTTAACTGAAACTGTGTTAATTTTGTGTTCATAGAACCATTTATTAATATAATCTTTTAATGTAACATTACTTTCCGTTGGAGCAACATACCCTTTATGTTTTTTTGCCAGCAGATCAGTGACCCACTTTTCAGCATCTTTTTTCCGCTTGAAGCCTTGTTTCTTTTCTCTAATTCTTTTGCCATTAGCATCAAAACCAAGGCTAACGGTAGCTTTCCAATTATCTTTTGATATTTGTTCGTAACTTGCCATTTGTTCACCTTCATTTTCATAATCTTTAGTTTAATAGTATAAAAACAGTTCTGGTAACAGAAATTAAATTTATAAATAGTTCTGGTTACAAACACATTATATAAGAATATTGTGGTTTTGTAAACGGAAATATTATGTTTTTGTTGGCAGAAATAAAGAGATCTAAAGGAAATTGAATTTAATTTATACTTTTAGGATAAATATAAGATTTTCTTTAATACTAATTGCTTGATATTATTTATTTGTTAAGAAATACTTAGGAGGAAATGCAATGAGTTTAACAAAAGAAAAGACTATATTAAAATTAAAAGAGATTTCAGAAAAATATGATATTCCAGTTAATAGACTAACATCATTAATAAGACAAGGAAAATTAAAGGCAGTAAAGTCTGGAAAAGAATATGTTGTAACATTAACTGAGATTCACAGATATTTAGGGATTGAAACAACAAGTGAAAGTTTAGAAAGAGAATTGTATATCAAAGAACTTGAAAACAAAATTAAAAATTATGAGATTCAAATGAATGCAATTAAAAATTGCGTTACTATGATTGATAATGTAGTTGAATGTAATATTTAAATTATAAAAGTGATTGCAAGTGTAAAAATATTTATGCTTACAATCACTTTTATTAAATAAAATTGGATAAATGGTAAGTTAATGGTAAAATTATTATGTGTTATTTTAAAGGGGGGGATGCAATGTATGAAGATTTAGATAAATTAATTAATAATATAAAAAATCACCGTATATGGTATGTATGTTTAATTATACTTTTGGGAATAGCAATTCCATTATTTATTCAGATTCCGTATTGGATTGGACATTATACAGTATTAATTAACACCGATTTTAAAGCGTCGGATATATTATCATTTAGCGGGAGTTTTTTAGCATTTAGTGCTACCACAACATTAGGTGTATTAGCATTATGGCAAAATAAAGTAATTCAACAAAAGGCGAGTGATGAAAATAAGGAGATTAAGAAACAAAACGAAATATTGAGAAAGCAAGACCTTGAAAGACGTAAGATGGAATGTATGTATAAATACTACTCAAATGTTATGTTGTGTGATGATTTTCAAATAAGGACAAACATTACTCAAATGTTGACTGAAGATATTAGGGAAAATTATAAAGAGCAAGTTTTGTATAAAAAAGATGATTTTAATGGCACAGGTTTCTATGCTATAGAAGTGAAGTTTATTTTAAAACTATTAAATCAATATTTTCCTCAAAGCATAAGAATTAATTTTATTGCATTGCACTACAATGGATGTTATAGGAGATATGAAAGTAACGTGATTAGTGACGGTGACAGTATAAACTTATTCCCTCGTAAAGACTATTTTTCGTTGTTAAGTGTTAAGGAAGAAGAAAAATTAAAATTATCAGCTACACTTTGTATAAACAAAATTCCGAATGAAAATGATGCAAGAGATTATATTAATGCTCAAAGTGAAAGCATAGTAAGAAAAATTAGAGAAAGTAAACAAATTTTTATGGTTATTAATTTAACTGTAAAAAATTCATTTAATATTACTACTACTGCTTTATATATAATTGAATTAAAATGTACAAATGAGATTGATGATAATAAATTTTTGAAATTTAAAATAGAGGATATTACAATGCAATTAGCGGGATTAGATATGGTAGAGTAGAAGGTAAGAGTATAATAGTGTACTCTTACCTTTTTTTATCCACATTATCCACAGAACTACGCTATTAGTAATACTCTTTTTGTGGAGTATTACTAAAAAGGTAACATTAGAATTACTCAAATAGTAATAGAGAGGTACGGTTTTAGTAATAGAGTGTTACGCTTTTCGATACCATATATATATTATATATATAACATTAATATATATTATTTATAACTGCAGTAATGATAATTAAGTCATGAGAATTCAATTACTTAAATTAAAAATAAACTTTAAAGCACTATTGATGTTCATCAAAACCAATAGTATACTGTGTGTGCAAGGAGAATTAAGAATAGCTAAACCTAGTAAAATACATGGTTAACAATGATTGTAGATTCACAATAAACACAAATGAAGGAAATTGGAATAATAACTAATGAGGTGAATGATAGTGATTAAAGACTTGCTAAAAACAATGCTAGAAATAAATAATGATATTAATATTAAACCTAGTGAAAAAGTTCTCTTAAGTAGCTTGATACTATATCATAATTCAAAATTAGGTTATTCTTACCCGAATTATGAGCAATTACAAGTTTCTTTATCAACTAATAGGAAAGCTACAGTTGCAAGTACTATTAAAGCACTTGAAGACAAAGGATACATTACTATCAGAAAAGCTAAAGGGAATAAAAATATATATTATATACATAAATATTTATTCTATGTTGGTGAAAATGTAATTGAACAACAAACGAAAAAGCCAATAGAAAAACCAGTTGATAGCAATGGAAATAAACCACTTAAAGATCAAATACATATAGATGAAGTTATTAATAGAGATACTGATGAGCAAAAAGTAATTCAGATTGCTTATTATACAGGGTTTAATAAAAAGCAATCAAAAGAACTGCTTAAAGATAGCGGTAATGATACTGCAAAAGTTATTAAAGCATTTGAACATATGAAAAGTAAAAATAATATTGAAAATGAATTTAAATATACTAAATGGGTTATATTGAATGAGAGAAAGATAAAAATTGAATTAAGAAATCCATATAAAAAAGAAAATAAGATAGTTTCAAAATTTAATAATTTTGACTCAAGAGAATATGATTATGATTCATTAGAAAATGCTTTGCTAGGATTAGAAGAACCCAAAAATTTATATGAATATATGAAATAAAAGCAAGAAGGCAGCAACTTTTGTCACTACCACTTTTTATTTTATATTATCAATGACAACTGTAAATGTACATAGTAAAGCTAAACAGATTAAAACAATAGTTAAAAGAGCAAGCAAGATTAATAAGGTCTTAGTACGTCTTTCATCTCTATAAGTATATTGCTTGTATTGTGTTAATGGCCTAAATAAAACAAGCAATAGAGTTTCAACTGATTCACTAATATTTTTGGGAGCTGCTACATATTGCTTTACTCCTTCATGTTTAAAACCAACTAATTTTAATTTTTGAGATCCGAGTGATTTTACTTTAGTCAATTTAAAAACGACACGCCCAGACATAAATGCCATTATAATCATGCCGATTAGAATGCCTGCAATTAAAACAATCAAATCTTCAAAATATACAACAAATTTATATCCGTAATCAGCTGCAAGTCTTTGTTCAAATTCTAAAAACGCATTAACCATAAATTAGACACTTCCTTTTTACTTTTTCAAATTATGTGCAATTTCATAAAGTTGATTTGCTACATCTTCCTTTTCTTCAGGAGTTAATTTTGGGTCAATGGATAATTGAGTGATGAGGCCTTTTAAAGACGGCATTTCCTTCAGTTGATCGTTTGTTGGGGGGATGACCTTATTATATAACCTAAACAATTCAGAAGGCTCAACATTATAAAATTCAGCTAAATTGAATAATACAGTATCACTAGGGCAATTTATTCCACGCTCGAGCATAGACAAGTAACTACCAGTTATGTGAGTTTTTTTAGCTACTTTAAAAATTGATAACTTTGTTTCTTTTCTGATTTCTTTTAGCTTTTCACCAGCTTGTTTCCATTTTCCTTCCATTGCTTTTGTATCTCCTTTTTATCATTAGTATTAGTATATCTAAATCAGACACTTTTATATTTAAATATTACAAGGTAATGTATTCAGTTAATTACATAAATTACATACAGTGTTTTACATAAACGCTGTATATTTTTTTTATTTACCATGTTACAATGATGCCATAGTAGAAAATAAAAAAAGCGGAGGATTATATCCACCACTTTATTTTTTTAATCTTTTATATCGTATTGAATTGAGTATTGTTTCAATTCCATTAAGTAAATCTTTTTTCTCGTTTTGAGTCATTGGACTAGAATCAAGAATTGGATCTTGAATATAATCAATTATATTAACAATATCTTGTATATTGTCAGTTTCAAAGCTTATTGTTTCAGTATCACCCATTAGATCATTTGCGGATACTCCAAGAGCAGCAGCAATTTTTTCTAAAGTGTTACTTTTAAGAGACTTTCTTTTTCCACTCTCAATCTCACTAATTGTTGCAGCTCCAACACCAGCGCGTTTAGCTACTTCATAAGCACTAACACCCTTTAATGATCTTATTTTTTGTATATTTTCGCCTATAACACTAATATCACTCATTGCATATATCCCCTTCATTAGTGAATTACTTTTGATACTATTTCCGTTAACATAAGTATATCATATATATCACAACTTTCAAGATAGGAAAGTGAATGATATCTGCCAATATTATATGGAATATAAGGGGAAGTAAGGCAATAAGTAAAGTAAACAAGTATGCAGATGATATTCCACGAACGGAAAAATGTATTACAAAATACTTTTCTACACAGAAATAAAACGGCGAAATAAGAAGAAAAATTAAATTAAATTATATTTTTTGAAGTAATTTGAAGATTGAGAAGAAAATAAATGTCACGTATACTGAGGTCGTGGCATTCCACTAACGGAAAACATGCGGGAGGTAAAAATGAAAGTAAGGATAAATTTAAACAGATATACAGATAAATTAACAGTTACCGCACCAACAGAAGAAAAAGGACAAGATAGTAAAAGTGAATGAATAAAGTAAAATTATTCCCACACCAGCAGAAAGCCTTAGAAATGACAAGAGGCATGAACAAAGTTGCATATTATTTAGATATGGGCCTTGGAAAGACCTTTGTAGCCACTGAAAAGGCTAAGGAATTGGGAACAAATATTATTTTAGTGGTATGCCAAAAATCAAAATTAGAAGATTGGGAAGAGCATTTTAATGAGTTCTATCCTAAGTACAAAACAATCATATATAAAAAGCAGTTGCCGGAGATAAAAGATAATACAGTACTAATAATCAATTATGATTTAATCTGGCGGAGGGAGGTATTTAAAAAACTCGAAAAGTTTACTTTAATTTTAGATGAAAGCAGTTATATAAAGAGCGAAATAAGTAAAAGAACCAAATTTATTCTTAAACTTAAACCAACAAACACCATATTGTTATCTGGAACACCGACAGGAGGTAAATATGAAGAATTATACAGCCAGATAAAATTATTAGGTTGGAAGATATCAAAAGAAACATATTGGAATGATTATATAAAATTCTTTATGTTGGATCTCGGAGGGTTTAAGAAAAAGAAAGTCACGGGATATAAAAATGTAGAGCATTTGAAACAAATGCTATGGAAGCATGGAGCAATTTTTATGAAAACTGTAGATGTTATTGAATTGCCTGAAACTATTTCATATGAAATTAAAACAAAAAATATTCCGCAGTATGCACGATTCAAGAAAGATAGATGGATAGAGATCGAGGGAAGTGAGCTGGTAGGAGATACATCTTTGACCAAGCTGTTATATTTGCGGCAACTTGCAGGAATGTACAATAAAAATAAATATGAAAAAGTTACTGAACTTTTGGAATCAACAGAGGATCGAATAATTATATTTTATAACTTCAAATATGAATGCCAAATGCTCAAAGAGATTTGCAAGAAAATGAAAAAACCAGTATCCGTTGTTAATGGAGACACTAGAGATTTGAAAAACTATGAACAGTATGAAAATTCAATAACATTAATTCAGTATCAAGCAGGAGCAATGGGATTAAATCTACAAAAAGCAAACAAGATTATTTATTTTAGTTTGACATTAAGTAGCGAGCTTTTTGAGCAAAGTAAAAAGCGTACTCATCGTTTAGGACAGCAAAGAACATGCTTTAATTATTATCTAATAACTGAAAAAAGCATTGAAGAAGATATATTTGAAACGCTCAAACAAAGAAAAGATTATACAGATAAACTTTTTGAGGAAAATGAAGGGCGGTTGATATAGTAGGAGGATATGAAATGACTATAGGTAATGCAATAAAGTTATATAGAGCCAGCCAAGGCTTAACACAATGCGATCTTGCAGTAAAGCTCAATAAAACATCAAGGACAATTCAAAAATATGAGTGTGGCCAGATCGTGCCAAACATAAAAATTATAAATGAGATTTTTAATATAAAAATTGAAGAAATTATTTCAAATGAATTACTAGAGAAAAGGGGAATTTAATCATGAGCTATGTAATGATATATGAATCGACAAAAAATAGTTATACGATCAAACCATCGCACCAAGTGAAAGGAATAGATTCCAGAAAAATAGGCGAAGAAGTAAAAAAGTATAATCAGAATATATGGGTAGGAAAGTCAAGAGAAGCATTAAAAGAACAATCAGAAATTCATATAAAGGAACAGATACAAAGACATCTAAAGGCTATAGAAAAAATACAAAAAAGAACTTTAATCGAAGTTAAACAAAAGTATAACCATGCCTAGAGAAAAAGATTTTGAGAAGAAAGTTAAAATATTTTTGGATAGTTTAGGCCATGAAGCTTGGTATTTTAAGCATTGGGCGGGAGCATATTCCAAAAGCGGTATTCCAGACATTATTGCTTGCATAGCGGGTCACTTTGTAGGGATCGAATTAAAAAAAGAAGATGGTACACCATCACCGCTGCAGATAAGGAATATCAAACTAATCAAAGAAGCTAAAGGATACTCCTATATATTGTATCCTAAAGATTTTGAAACTTTCAAAAAAGATATTAGAGCGTTAATAGATGGGTTATAGATATCATTATATCTTTATATATAACTAAATTGATAAAAATAGGAGGAATTAAGCATGTCTGAAGAAATGGAAGACCAAGAAATACAAGAGAAAAAATATGCAGTTAATGACCAAAAATCAGCAAGTGATATTTTGAAAAAAATAAAATTCCTTGATGGCGAGATCGAGAGAATAAAACAGCAGGCTAAAGAGGAAAGGGCGGATGTTGATGAATGGGAAGAAAAAGAACTTAAAAGCCTTAGTGGGAAAAGAGATTATTTCGCGGGGGTAATCAGGTATTACTACACAGAACAAAAACATTTAAATAGTAAGTTCAAGCTAACATCTCCTTGGGGAAAGGTTAACTCATCAACAAGGAAGTCTTTGGTAGTTGAGGATGAACAGGGGTTGATGGAATATCTAGAGTTAAATGATGAGCAGGCAATAAAGGTAAAGAAAGAAATAAATAAAAGTTATATTAACTCAAGGTATAAAAATGGTGTTAATCCGGATACCGGTGAAATAATCCCAGGAATAACAGTCGAAGAAAAAGAGACTTTTTCTATTACTACCAAAACAAAGGAGCAAGAATAGAATGGGCATTCCAGTAATGATTATGGGTGAAAGCGGCTCGGGCAAAAGTGCCAGCATGAGAAACTTCGATATAAATGAAGTTGGAATTTTCAATGTAGCAAGCAAGTCACTACCTTTTAAAAAGCAATTAAATAAAATAAACAATGCAGATTATATAAAGATAATTAAATCTTTGAAAACACCTAAATTAAAAACATACATCATTGATGATAGCCAATATTTAATGGCTTTCGAGATGTTTGATAGAGCAAAAGAAACTGGATATGGTAAGTTCACCGATGTGGCCCTTAATGTTAGAAATTTAATTCAATTCATAGTTACTGGAACTCCGGATGATGTAATTGTATATTTCCTGCATCATACTGAGCAAACCGAAACAGGGAAAATCAAAGCAAAAACAAGCGGAAAGATGATTGATAGTCAATTAACATTAGAGGGGTTATTTTCAATAGTTTTAATGGCTTGCACCGATGGGCAGAAGCATTGGTTTGAAACTCAAAGCAATGGTCTTAATACATGCAAATCGCCAATGGATATGTTTGAATTTGAAATTGACAACGATTTAAAATTCGTGGATGAAACAATAAGAGAATATTATGAATTAAATAATAAGGAGAATAAATAATAAGGAGAATAAATAATGAGGAAACCAGCAGATTTTGACAAAGTACAAGCATTTGGAGAATTTATACCTTTAGAGTTAGGTGGCCATATTTTAACAATAATAGGTGTAAGAGTTGAGGAAACAGAAAATGGAAAAACAAGAGTTGTGGTTGGGTTCGATACTCATACAACAGACAAGCAGCCGAAATATTATGATGCTCAATACAAGAATAATACTAGAGCAGATAAGAAATGGGGCGGCACTAAGATAGAATGGCCATTCAAAAATGATGGTGGAACGAATCCTTTCTTTAAAAAGTTTACTGATGCCATTGCAGCATCAAATAAAAATTTCAAACTAGAGTGGGATGAACAAGAAGGTGTTCACAAAAAGTTCGAAGCCAGCTTTAAAGGAATGTTAGTTGGGGGTGTATTTGGAAGAGAGGAATATACCCAAAATGGACAAGTGAAAAATTCGATTAGATGTTTCGAGTTCAGAAGCGTTGAAGCTATAAAGGCTGGAGTTGAAATCCCAAAGGATAAACTTATTGATGGTTCAAGCATTGCCCAAAGCGATTTGATTCCTGTACATGATGATGGAGACTCACCATTCTAATGGATAATAGACCCGAATTGATACTAAGAAAGAAATAGGAGGGCGGCAATGTATGATGTTATAAAGGATAACGCTGATTTATTAATAAGAGTACTTCAAAAGAAGGGGATAGCAAATCAGATGTTAAAGGCAACTGAAAAAATGAATGAATTGGGTTCAGCATATATGAAAGCAGCACAAGGGTTACCGCATAATGTTGAAGAAGAAATGGCGGATGCATACATTATGATGGCCCAAATGAGGTTAGTATTTAATCAACCATTGATTGATGGATATATCGAAGCAAAGCTGGAAAGGTTAAAGCGTAAAACTAGGGAAAATGACTTATAGTAAAAAAGATTTAATTTTGCTTAAAAAGAAATACAACCGAACCCTTATAAGAAGCAAAAATGCAGAGGAATTCTTTAGAACTAAAAGTATAGCTGAATGTTTAAGGTATTTAAATTTATTTAATGAAATAACTCAAGAATTAGGCAAGTTAATATTTCTGATTGAATATATCATAGGCCAAGAGTTAGATTATGAAACAAAAATAAATGGTTTCAAGGAGGTGCGGAATGAAAGAAATAAGTGACATTAATTTAAGGGAAGTAATCGAATCAGAATTAAATGAAAGATTTAATAAAGCAGGCTATATAAGATGTCCGTTCCACCTAGACCATACACCATCACTTAGTATTAAGTTCTTTCCGGATAAAAATAAATATAAATATAAATGTTTTGCCTGCGAAGCAGCTGGTGATGCCATTGATTTCATGATGAATAAAAGGAATGTTGATTATAAGACAGCAAGAGAACTTTTAGGAATGGAGAACGAAAAAACTGGCAGAGAAGTTCAAGAGGAAAAGGTAAAAGAATTTATTAAAAGGATAAAACCACGAGATATCATTAAAGGATTGTTTACTTTTGTAAATGCAGATAATGAGCCGATTTATTTCAAGGCTAAGTTAGTGGATGAAACAAGCAAAAAGTATACACCTTATTATTCAATAGTAGATGGCAAGGTTGTTGCAGCAAGAAGCCATGAAGAAGTTCCTTATAATCTTTATAACTTATTAAATGGCATAAGAAATGGGAAAACGGTTCTTTTCGTTGAGGGTGAAAAGGATGCAAATACTATAAATAAAGTTTTAAGAGATAGAAACTTTGTGGCAACTTCAATTAAAAATGTTAAAAATTTAGAGCTAATTAAATCGCAGCAGATAAAGGCCGTTTATGTAATCGGAGATACAGGTGAAGCTGGAGAAAAATATATCCAGCATATTAAAGCAGAATTTCAAGATATAAGCGATGTATTTAAAATAATTAAGCTGCCGGATTTAAGGGCACTCGGCGATAACAAGGATGTGACCGATTGGTTTGACGCAGGCCATACTTTAGATGAATTATTTGCATCGTTTTATAGGGCATCAAATCTGAATAATAAGTTTGATTTTTATTCTGACTTTGGCGGTACTTTTAGAGATACAACCAAAGGCGAAGAAGTAATCAAAAATCAAATCGCCAATTTCAATGTACTTGATGGGCGAATAATTGATTATGTTGAGGAAGACCGAGAAGGTGTAAAACTGGTATTCAAAAGTTCGAATAGTAAAGTAATTGAAAGAAGCGGATATAGTACGGCCTTTGATGATGTGAAATCATTTAAAAACTTTTTAGAAAGTATGCATTTGACTTACTTTGGAAACTTAAATGTATTAAATGATTTTAAAGTATGGGTAACCAATAATTTTTTATTTGATACAGAGAAAGTGTATACAGGAGATAGATTTATCGAACTAAATGGGGAAATGGCCTTTATTACAAAGACAGGCACGCTGAAAAAGAATGGGGTTGATAAGTCAATTTATGCGAGGGAAGGAAACCTTGATATTTTGGACATCGAACCAATCAAATCAGATGAACTGGCAAAGCTAAAAGAACCGCTACTTGGATATTTATCTTTTGATAGAGCAATTACTATCCTTGGAACTGTAGTTAATAATTTTGCAGTTTATCAAGCTATGCAAATCAAGAATAAGTTTCACCACCTTTTAATTGTAGGTGAATCAGGTACAGGTAAGAGTACCGTAATGGAAAGGGTAGTTGCTCCATTGTTGAATATTCCATTAGAAAGTAAAAAATCATTTGAAAGCTCAAACTATGCATTAGGAAAAGATTTGTCTACAGGTAACTATACAACTATTTATGATGAGTTTAAACCCAGTCGCATGAACCAATACAAAATATCAGAAATATCCGGAACCTTGAGAGTTTCATATGATCGAGGGGTTAAGGAAAGGGGAACTAAGGCTCAAAAAATTAATAAGTACCATTACCAAAGTCCGATTATAATGGGCGGCGAGGAAAGTTACCCAAACTCGGAAAAGGCCCTTATTACAAGGTCAGCTATAGTTTATGTTGCAAAGGCAGAAAGAACAAAGGAACATACAATTGCAATTAGATATTTAATGGCCCATGAAAAAGAACTGAATTCTTTAGGAAGATCACTTATAGATTTAATTCTAAATTTATCGGCTGAGGAATATAGACAAATCCAAGATGCGGCGATGGAGCATTTCGAAGAGTTGGATGATAGGCCGCAAGCAACAGCCTGCAACATTGCAGCTGGGGTAGAAATATTTAATAAGCTATTGGTTCAGCATGGCTTAGAGCCAATCAAAGATTACCATGAATCTATTACTGAAATTATACAAAGGGAAGTATTAAACAATCAAAAGGATGCTTACTCAACAGTAGAACAAATGCTGCTAATATTCGATGATATGGTTAGTACAGGCAGAATTCCTTATATAGAAAATTTAATCAGATATGAGGGTGGATTCTTGTATATGCATACAGCAGAATTAATTGCAAGGCTAATGGAATATGCGAGGTCTAGTAATTCAATTGATATTATACCGCTCAAAATAAATGATTTTAAAAAGCAGGGCAAGTTAGCAAAATATATTATTCAAGACCCAGTCGAAGTTGCGGAGCAGAAAAAGAGCGGCAAAAAGGCGGAGTTTGTGAAACACTTTAAAATAGATAAAAAGTCAGTAAGGCTGGATAGATATGATATTTCAAAGTTGAAAGGCTTAGGATTGTTAAATTTAGTTGACATTGAAGTTTTTAATGAATGCGTGGAAAGCGAATCAAATGATACTATCACACCAGTTTCTGATACAGATTTTCAAAATGTAGAATGGTAAGGTTACGGTTTTAAGCCACGAAAGTCATGCTTTTTTAAAAGGCTGTAACCAAAAACGTAACCGCAAGAAATGAGACTATGACTTACTTTAGATACTATTATATATATAAGTTACGAAAGTTACGTTTTTTTAAATATATATATAAGAGAAAAGGTTAATTTATTAGTTTTTTAAATAAAGATAGGTATGTGTGTTAGAAACCGTAACTTTTAAATTTTTTAATAAAAAAATGATATAAAAGGGTTGGTATGTCTAGGTTTCAGCAGTTACGGTTTACATATATAAAAAACGTAACCCAATTATAAAATCAAAAGGAGCAAAGGATGAACAATTTATATAAAAAAACAGAAAAGGCTTTATATGATTATAAAAATATTAATTTAAAAATTCAAAATATAGAATTGTACATAAATAGATTGATAAACGATGTATCTTATGCAGGTGTTTCATTTGAAGAGAAAAGTTCGCCAACAAATGCTTTTAATAGTTCAGTTGAGAATGAAGTTATTCTTAGGGATGAAAAGGTAACTGAAGAAATAAATAGTTTAAACAAACAGAAAAATGATTTAATGATGGAAAAGAAAATGATAGAGAATGGATTGGAATCATTGAAGGAAGAACAATTGAAGCTGGTTGAGTTAAGGTATTTTCAAAAGGGGAGAAAAAAGTCATGGATTGAAATAGGAATGACTTTAGGTATGGACAAAGATACTTGCAGCAAAGCAAAGAATATAATTATAAATCAGTTAACAGGATTTATATTTCCGAGCAGTAATATTAGCAATTTTTGACCTTTTTTACACCAGTTTTTCACCTTTTTTTCGTCTGTTTTTCGTCAAGAAACCGTCAGTTTTTGCTAATAAAATCATGCTAATATTGTAGTATAGAAAAGGGGCATGAGCCTTGAGGTAACTCAACTTAAGCACCCGATGAATTACTTTTGTCATTCAAATACACCTCCTTTCAGATAAAGAATAATTATGTTTTTGGTTTACATAGTTTTTTGATTTATTTGTCGGGTGTTTAGATTGGGTTATCATTTTTATAAATCTTATTAGCATGTAAGAGGACTATGAAAAAGTATGAGAGATTGGTTGGTGCAGCTGCTGGAAAGTAAGCACTTTAATATAAGCACGATATATAGTAAGGTATCATCAACTTACTTTGAAGTAGCCTAACATTTCAATCAACAATATACACATAGTTATATATTAAGATGAGGGATTAGATGGAGAAAAACTTTTATAAGTCTAGCAAGTGGTTAAACAAAAGGGAAAGGGTTCTTAAAAGGGATGAGTATAGGTGCAGGGAATGCATCCGATATGGTAAGAGTGTAACTGCAGTAACTGTACATCATATTATTCCTTTAGACCAAAACCCAAGTCTAAGACTTGTTAGTGATAACCTATTAAGTTTGTGTAACAAATGCCATGATAAAATGCATGACAGAACAAACAACCAATTAACAAAACTAGGTGAGGAATGGGTAGTTAGGGCGAAACTAAAAAAATTATATTTTAGCATAAAATTATTCAAATAAAATTATTCGCCGCTCAAACTATCCCCCCCACCTATTTTAAATTGAAATTAATTACAGGGGACCGAGGGGAGGCCCCTTTTCCAATAGAGAGCATTTTTTGAGAAAGGGGGGAATCAGATAGGAAACATAGAAACTTATAATTGTGCGTAAAGAGAGAAGATTATGAAAATAAATCAATAGACTTGGAGTAATAATTACGTGAAAAGATTATCTAGAATAGAATAAGATAGTACAGTAAGATATTATCTTATTCTATTCTTAACAATAATATCTATTATTTGTAATTTAAATAATAAGAATTTTTTTTATTTAATTGAGATTTAATTTGCTTTAGATCAAATGGACCATAACCAAAATCGTTATTAAATTCATCTTTTAATTGTTTAAAAAGTTCTTCTGGAATTACTATTGATGAATCATTGTTTAAATCTGCACCGCTATAGCTTAGTCTAAGTGTTCTTAAATCTGAATTAGTACAATCACCTTCAAATAATAATGTATATTTGCTTTTAGGTTTAAATTTTACATTGTTTAAATGAATAGCAAAATCAGCCATTATATCACCTCAAAATTCTATTTTACTAAATTATATCATAAATATTATGGAAACGAAGTAAATAAATGTTGAATATGTATATATTATAGAAAATCAAATATAAGAAAGAGGAAAAAACGAATGACGAATAAATTAAATGTAGAATATATGAGTATTGAGACCTTAATACCATATATAAATAATCCAAGAAAGAATGAAAAAGCAATTAATATGGTTGCAGGCAGCATTAAAGAGTTTGGATTTAAAAACCCGATTATAGTTGATAAAGATAATATTATTGTTGCGGGTCACACTAGATATGAAGCTAGTAAAAAATTAGATTTAAAAGAAGTGCCAATAATAAAGGCTGATGATTTAACAGAAAAACAAATCAAAGCTTTTAGAATAGCAGATAATAAAACTGCTGAATTTGCAGAGTGGGACATGAATTTACTGGCGATTGAGTTAGAAGGCTTGGATGATATATTTACTGGATTTGAAGCTGTAGAATTAGAAGATATTATGGGAACCGATGAAGTTTTAGAAGATGACTTCTATGAAGAAGAAGAATTGGAAGAAGCAACGGTTCCTTTTTCTTTGAGGGGAGATGTTTGGCTGCTAGGAAATAACCGATTGATGTGTGGAGATAGTACCGATGCAGCAGATGTTCAAATATTAATGGATGGTAAGTTTGCAAACATGGTCTTTACTGACCCACCATACAATGTGGCTTATGAAGGCAAAACAAAAGATAAGTTGGTTATTGAAAATGATGATATGAGCCATGATGAGTTTTATGAATTCCTAAAGAAAGTATTTCATAATTACTTTAATATAATGGCTGTTGGAGCACCAATTTATGTTTGTCATGCAGATAGTGAAGGTGAAAATTTTAGAAGAGCATATAGGGAGTCTGGACTTAAGCTTGCTGAATGCATTATATGGGTAAAGAACAGTTTTGTTATGGGGAGGCAGGATTATCATTGGAGACACGAACCGATTCTTTATGGTTGGAAAGAAGGTGTAGCTCATTATTTTGTTAATGATAGAACTCAAGATACAGTTTGGGAGATTGCAAGGCCACAAAGAAATGCAGAGCATCCAACTATGAAGCCTTTAGATTTATGTGCAAGGGCTATCAAGAACAGCAGCAAGCCTAAAGAACTTGTTGTTGATTTATTCGGGGGCAGCGGTTCAACTTTAATTGCAGCAGATAGTTTAAATCGTTTCTGCTACAGCATGGAATATGACCCGAAGTATGTTGATGTAATAGTTAATAGATATATCAAAACAAAAGAATCAAGCGATGATGTTTACTTGATCAGAAATGGTGAAACCATAAAATACAGCGAATTAGAAATTGAACAATAAAAAGGGGTGAGTACATCATGGTTGATAAAACAGAAAAATATAAGAATGATATTGTAAAGAAGATGAAAGAAGTTGGAACTTACAACGTGAGTTTTATCTATACAATAAATGTACTTGCTAAAGTTTTACTGGATTATGAAATAACCACCGAGCAGTTTGCAGCTACTGGTGGGCATATAGTAATAAAACATACTAATAAAAACGGCTCGACTAATATTGTAAAAAATCCTTTATATTTAGCATTGGAAAAGTTAAGAGATGATATTATTGCATATTCAAGGGAACTTGGTCTTACACCAGCAGGATTGAAAAGAATAAATCAAGAGGGTGTAAAGCCAGAAAAGAAATCTAAATTGGATCAGGTCTTAAGTGACTTAAGATGATGAAAGCTAAAAATTTAGATGTAGTAATGGAATATGCAAACAGCATTGTCGAGGGCCGAAAGGTTGCTTGTAAAGAGCAAATTCAAGGATGCAAGAGATTTCTAAAAGATTTAAAAAATCCAACTTATGAGTTTAACCCCAAGGATGCTGAATTTGTTATTCAAATCATAGAAAAAACTTTTGTCCATGCTCAAGGAGAAAAACTAGATGGAACTCCACTTAGAGGAACACCATTTTTATTAGAACCCTTTCATAAATTTCAAGTATATAATCTGCTTGGTTTTTACCATAAAGGCACTAAGATAAGACGCTTCAAAGAGGCGTTTATTTTTATACCCAGAAAAAATATTAAAACATCATTTGCAGCTGCTTTAGCATGGGCACTTGGTTTATTAGAAAGGCGAAGCGGAAGTAAAGTTTATATTACAGCCGCAGCCTTGAAGCAATCCTTAGAAAGTTTTAATTTTATAAATTTCAACTTAGAGGAAATGGGCGAGAAAAGTAGTTTTCGAGTTATAGATAATAACCAAGAGCATTCTATCAGAGGGGAGTTAGGTGATGGAAGTATTTTTATACAGGCCCTTGCTGCAAGTCCCGATAGGCAGGACTCATTAAATTGTAATATAGCAATCGCCGATGAAATCCATGCTTACAAAACCCCGAAGCAATACAACATTATAAAGGAGGCACAAAAAGCCTACACAAATAAATTGATGATTGGAATTACTACAGCCGGAGATAATATGAATTCTTTCTGCTATCAAAGGCTCCAATATTGCAAAAAGATACTTGAGGGAACTGTAAAAGATGAAGCCTATTTTGTTTTCATTTGTAAAGCCGATGAAGATGAGAATGGCGAGATCGATTATACAAACCCAATCGAGCATGAAAAGGCCAATCCAGCTTATGGGGTAAGTATCAGACCGAACGATATAATGAACGATGCATTACAGGCTCAGAACGACCCACAGCAAAGAAAAGATTTCCTTGCAAAAAGTATGAACATTTATACTTCAGCAATGAAAGCATATTTCAATCTTGATGAGTTCAAGCGTTCAGACCAAAAGTATAATTGGACTCTGGAGGAACTTGCGAAGCTGCCGATTACTTGGTTTGGTGGGGCCGATTTGTCAAAGCTGCATGATTTAACTGCCGCAGCTTTATACGGGGAATACCAAGGGGTGGATATAATTATCCCTCACGCATGGTTCCCGATTACAGCAGCATATAAAAAGGCCGATGAGGACGGTATCCCCTTATTCGGCTGGAAAGATGATGGCTGGCTTGATATGTGTAATAGTCCAGTTAATAACCATGCCGATGTAGTAAACTGGTTCATTAAAATGAAAAAGCTAGGATTTAAAATTAAGCAGGTCGGGCATGATAGAAAGTTCTGCCGAGAGTATTTCTTCGGAATGAAAAAGGCAGGGTTCAATGTAATTGACCAGCCACAATATTTCTACAAGAAGTCCGAGGGATTTAGGCGAATCGAAGCAAAGGCAAAAGAGGGAAAATTATATTATTTACATTCTGATGCATTTGAATATTGCTTGCAAAATGTACTGGCCATCGAAAAGACCGATGATATGATTCAATATGAAAAAGTTATGCCGGAGCAGCGTATCGATATATTCGATGCAGCTGTTTTTGCTTGCGTTCGAAAACTTGAAAACATAGAGAAATCAAACTCAGCCAGCACATGGCTGAATGGCAATTAATGAAGGGAGGTGAACCTAGTGAAAAAGAAAAACAAAAGAACAAAAAGGTCTGAATCTACAACTTCATTAAATTGGTTTTTGTCAAATGATAATTATGAATCGCTGGCGGTGGCTGGATATACAAGGCTGTCTGATAATCCGGAAGTTCGAATGGCTGTCCATAAGATAGCTGATTTAATTTCTTCGATGACCATTCACCTTATGCAGAATACTGATAATGGCGATGTAAGAGTAAAAAATGCTTTATCTAAAAAGATTGATATTAACCCTTATAGTCTTATGACTAGAAAGTCATGGGTTTACAATATCGTTCATACCATGCTCCTTGAGGGGCAGGGAAATAGTTTAGTATATCCCAAAGTAGTAAGTGGAATGATAGAAGACCTTATTCCGATGAAACCATCGCAAGGGTATTTCAAAGAAACACATACTGGATATCAAATTATTTATAATGGCCAAACTTACGACCATGATGAAATATTACATTTTAGTATTAACCCAAATCACGAGAAGCCTTACATGGGGCAGGGATATAAAATTGTATTAAAAGATATAATAAGCAATTTGAAGCAGGCAGCTAAAACTAAAAATAGTTTTATGTCTGATAAGTGGAAGCCATCATTGATTATAGCTGTTGATGCAATGACCGAGGAATTGGCGAGCGAAACTGGCAGGGATGCAATATTAAATAAATATATTGATGAAACTGGCGGTGGTAAGCCTTGGGTAGTACCAGCGGACTTGGTTAAAGTTGAGCAGGTAAAACCATTGAGTCTTAATGATCTCGCCTTAAACGATGCAATACAACTTGATAAGCGAACTGTAGCAGGTATCTTTGGAGTGCCTGCTTTTTTCTTAGGGGTTGGAAACTATAACAAAGATGAATATAACAATTTCATTAATACAACTATACTTCCAATCGCAAAAGGAATTGAGCAGGAATTAACTCGCAAGCTGCTCTATAGTCCCGATTTATATTTCAAATTTAATTCAAGAAGTTTGTATTCCTATGATATGTCCGAACTCGCTGCGGTGGGGGGGGATATGTATGTAAGGGGAATTATGACAGGGAATGAAGTTCGAGATTGGCTTGGAATGTCACCTTTAGAGGGCCTTGATGAAAGGTTTATCTTAGAAAACTATATTCCTGCTGGAATGATTGGTGACCAAAAGAAATTGAATGGGGGTGATAAAGGTGAGTAGAGCAACAACTCAAACAAGAAGTTTAAATGCAAGTTTAGAAATCAGAGAAGCTGCGGATAATCAAGAAATGTCCATCGAGGGATATTTTGTTGTATTCGGTCAAGAAACTGAGTTATGGGCCGGAGCCTATGAGGAGATTTCACCTAATGCATTAGATAAAACCTTGAGTAATGATATTAGAGCATTAATAAATCATGATACAAGGCTGGTGCTGGGCAGAAATAAATCGGGGACTTTAGAATTGAGAGTTGATAGCAGGGGCCTTTGGGGAAAGATAAAAATCAATCCCAATGATACCGAAGCGGTCAACTTATATGAAAGGGTGAAGCGTGGCGATGTAAGCCAATGCTCATTTGGATTTAATATCGTATCAGAAGAAACCGAATGGCGAGATGATGGAAGCGTTAAATGGACAATAACTGAAGTTGATTTACATGAAGTTTCTGTTGTTACTTTTCCAGCTTACGATGAAACTGGTGTCCAAGCTAGGCAGGCCAGCGTTGAAGCTTATAGGGAAAAGCAAATTTTACAAAAGAAAAATAATTTAAGAAAGAGGTTAAATGATTATGGCATTAAGACAACTAATGATAAGTAAGAAAATTCAACAAAGAAAATCAAGCTTAGATGAGTTATTAACTCAAGAAGCGGATTTAAATAAAAGAGCAGCTGATTTAGAAACAGCGATTGAAGAAGCAAAAACCGATGAAGAAATCGCAACTGTTGAAGAAGCAATATCAACGCTTGATACAGAAAAAGAAGAGTTAGAGGGAAAGAAAACAACCCTTGAGGGTGAGATTGCTGAGTTAGAAGACGAACTTGAGGAACTCAACAATAAAGAGCCTAAAAATGAACCAGCAGCAGACCCTACACCAGCTGCAAATACAAATGAAGAAAAAAACGAAAGAAACAAGAACTTAGGAGGAGAAGCAAGAATGGGTGTTAACAAATTATCTACTAGAGGTCAAATTATAGAAAGATTAAACAGAGATGAAGTGAGATGTTTCTATTCAAACTTAAAGCAAGTAATAGAGCAAAGAAGTATTACTGGATTAGACCTTACAATTCCACAAATATTGCTTGATACAATTACAGATGATTTAGGAAGATATTCTGTTCTATATGATTTAGTAAGAGTTGCAAGGCTTACTGGAAAGGGTAGAGCAATAATCGCAGGAGAAGCACCGCAAGCAGTATGGACTGAAATGGTGGGGAGAATAAATGAGTTAAGCTGCTTATTCACTGATGTAGAAGTTGATGGATATAAGGTTGGTGGATTTATCCCATTAGACAATTCATATATTGAAGATTCTATGATTAATTTAGCATCCCATGTTGAGGAATGTTTAAAGGAATCAATCGCAATTGCACTTGATAAAGCTATTCTATATGGTACTGGAACAAAGATGCCTTTAGGTATTATCCCAGCTTTAAATGCAAATGCAGATTTAAAAGCTAAAAATATTGTAACTTTAACTGCTGCAAACACAAAGTTTGAGAAAATAATCGAAACTATGAAAAACATAAAAAGAGGTAGAAGAGGAAGAGGGCCAATCACAGTTGTGATGAATGAGTCTACTTGGTTAGGGACAATTGTACCAATGTCAATAGCAACTAATGCGAGCGGTGCTTTTGTAACAGTAAGCAATCAAGCTTTCCCAGGGGTTGGGTATAAGGTTGTATTCAGTGAGGAAGTTCCTGAAAATAATATATTAGTTGGAGACTTCACAAAATATCTATTAGCAGAAAGAGCAGATATTAAAGGAGCAAGTTCAACTGAATTCTTATTTACAGATGATAAAACTATATTTAAGGCAACAGCTAGATACGATGGGAAACCAGTTAGAGAGTCTGCTTACGTATTGATTGGATTAAATGGTGCAGTTCCGGAAGTATCAAAATCATTTGCTGTTGATGAGGCTAATGCTGTAGAGCCAACTGCATAGTAGAAAATAAAGGAGGGTAAAGGATGAACTTAGAAATAGTCCTCCAGTTAGTAAAAGAGAATTTAGGTATTAGAACCGATGTAAGGGATAGGTACTTAAATGTAATTATAAAAGGTGTAATTAAAGAATTAGAAGATGAGAAGGGATTGGCTCTTGATGGGAGCAACGACTATCATCTTCTTTTTGTTGTGGATTACATCGCTTGGTCTTATAGAAATAAGGATGGGGCAGCAATGCCAAGGCACCTGCAATTTAGGCTGCATAATATGATTATCCATAATGGGGGGAGCAATTCATGACTTATGATTATGAATTAACTTTGATAAGTCAAGCGATTATCGAAGATGACATAGGCAATCAAATCACCGAGGAAATTAAAACAAATATTTATTGCGGCTTAAAGTCTATTGGTAGAAATGAATTCTATACCGCTGCAAAGAGTGGCTTAAGGCCCGAAATTACATTTGTAATTCATAACTATGAATACAGCGGTGAAAAAGAAATATTATTCGAAAGCAAAAGATACAGGGTAATCAGAACTTATTTATTAGACTTTGAAGAAATAGAGTTAACTTGCGAAAGGGTGGTTTAGAAATGTCAAGTATACAGAACTTTTCAAAAGAACTGGCTGCAGCTTTGGCAAGCTACTCAAAGGAAGTTACCGAAGGGTTGGAGGATGCAAAAACCAACGCAGCTAAAGATGTAGTTAAATATTTAAGGGCGAATAGTCCAAAACAGACAGGTGCTTATGCTAAAGGCTGGAGAATTACTAAGGTTGGAAATGCTCAAGTAATTCATAATAAAACAAGATACCAGCTGACTCATTTGTTAGAGCATGGCCATGTAAAGGCTAAAGGTGGAAGGGTTGGAGCGAGGATTCATATTGCTCCAGCCGAACAACAAGGAATTGAGAAATTTGTAAGTGATGTTGAAAAGGTAATTAAAAGATGACCTTATCTGATTTAGTGAAAATATTGAAAACAACTGGATATCCGGTTGTTTATTCTCATTTTGTAGTAACAGAAAATAACCCAATTCCCGAACCACCTTATATAGCCTATGTATTTACATATTCAACAAATATGTATGCGGATAACAAAGTCTATCAAAAAGTAAATAACATTCAAATTGAATTATATACAAGCATAAAAGATTTAGCAGCCGAAGCAAGGCTGGAAGAAATACTCGATGCCAATGAGATCATTTATGAAACAAGTGAAACTTTTATCGAGTCTGAAAATTTATTTCAAAAAATTTACGAAACGAGGTTGATTTAGAATGCCAGAAAATAAAGTTAATTATGGTTTAACAAATGTACATTATGCTCCATTTACAATTGAAAATGGGGTTATTACTTACGATACACCAATTCCAATTCCAGGGGCGATTAGTTTAACGCTTGACCCGAGGGGAGACATGACCGAATTCTATGCGGATAATATTCTTTACTATTCTGCATCGAATAATCAAGGTTACGATGGTACTTTATCGATTGCAAATATTCCTGAGGAATTTGCTATTGCTGCATTGGGCGAAGTAAAGGATGAAACTGATTTAGTATTAACTGAAAAAGCTAATTTAGTGGGCAAGCCTTTTGCTCTTATGTTCCAGTTTGAAGGTGATGAAAAAGCAATTAGACACGTTTTATATAATTGTACAGCATCAAGGTCTAAGATTGCATCAAATACAAAATCAGATAAAACTGAACCAAATGAAAATGAATTATCTTTCATAGCTTCACCAAGAGCAACGGACTTAGCTGTAAAAACTAAAACTACAGTTGGAACTCCGGCGGCTATATATGATGCTTGGTATACAAAAGTTTATGAGAAAGCAGCTAGTTAAGGGGTGTATTTAAATGGAAACAACAATCATTATAGATAATAAGGAAGTAAGATTTAAATCTACAGCGGCAACACCGCTGCGTTTTAAGGCTCAGTTTGGAAAAGATTATTTTGCAGAAATAATTAAACTAAATAAATTAAGTAAGTTCAAAGCCGATGGAGATAATTATGAAGTATTAGAAAATGCAGATTTTGAAATATTTTATAACATTATTTGGACTTTGGCCAAGACCGCTGATAGAAATATTCCGGAGCCGCTTACTTGGTTAGATGGCTTTGATGAGTTTCCTTTATTTGAAATTATCCCACAAGTACAAGACCTTATTGCTGCAAGCATTCAGAGTAAAAAAAAATAGAAAATGATGATGTGAATGGCGAGGTAATAACTACCGAGTCATTCCTTTTATTATGCAGAAAAGTGGATTTGTATAGGGAAGATTTAGAGGACATGACTATTGGAATGTGCCTTGATTATATAGAAGAATACATAAAAATTAATAAGCCAGCTAATACAAAAGTGAGAGCAGCGATTCAAAAAGATTTTGATAATTTTTAGTAAATGTTAGTTTTTTACTTAAATATAAGAAGATGCATAATGTGAAATTGTGTAGAATTGAAAAAATTTATAAAAAGTAACTGTATGAGTAATAGCATTTGCATTGGCTTTTGTTCATTCTTCTGCTTAGCATAATTTTTTTATAAACGCACAAAATAAGTGTGTATAATGTATTGCGAGCAATAATTAAGATAAGTATTTGGAGGCTTACAATGATAATTCTAAAAAAAATAACCACTCTTGTTATACTTTTAGTTATAATGACATGCGCACTAATAGGAAACATGTCTACTAGTTCAGCTCTTACTATGAGAAGACAAATTAAGGTAGGCGTATTACTTTCTAACGTTGATAATCCATATCTATCCTCAGTTCAAAAAACTTTAGAAGATATTCAAAGAGAAAATATAGATAAAGTCCAATTTACTTTTTATGATGCAAAGAATAATCGAGCTATCCAAGAAACTACTATTAACAACTTAGTTCAAGGTAGAAAAGTAGATATTTTATTTGCAAATTTAGTAGATAAAGGATCAGATTCGGTAAGAAATCTTATTGATAAAGCAAGGCAAAATGAAATTCCAGTAATTTTTTTTAGTTTCGCAGAACCTGATACTATAGATATTATTAAGGATTATAAAAAAGCTTTCGTTGTATCATATGATGAGAAACAAACCGGGATTTTAGAAGGAAAATTTATTGTTGATGCATGGAATACCGATAAATCAAGTATAGATAAAAATAAAGATGGTATATTACAATATATTATGTTACAAGCTTCAAATAATAATGTTGTGGCAGTGGAAAGAACAAAAAATGCTATTTCATCAATTAATAATGCAGGAATAAGAACACAGGAACTTGCACTTGTAAATGCTTATTTTGATAAGGAATTAGCTAAAGAGGCAATTGAATCATTATTTATTAAGTATGGTAATAAAATTGAAGCAATAATTTCTAATAATGATGCTATGGCAATAGGAGCTATTGAGGCGTTGCAAAAATATGGATACAATAAAGATGATAAATCAAAAAATATAGTGGTTGTTGGAGTTGATGGAGTGCAAGAAGCTAAAGATTTAATTGATAAAGGTATAATGACTGGTACTATTATTCATGATCCTCGTCTTTTAGCTGAAGCTCTTTATACAATAGGCATGAATTTAGTTTCTAATATAAATCCTCTTGAAGGTACTAATTATAAGTTTGAGGACAATGGAGTTGAAGTTCATATACCTACTGAAGTATATGGGAAAAGCGTAAGTTCATAATAATTCTATCAACAAATATGTTCTGCTACATCATGTATTAATAAATATAACAGTACAAAAAATCGCACTATTCAATATGATATGCTCCCTTTAAAGTAGACAGATTAAAAAATAAACTATTTTTATTATTTTTACTGTCTACTTGACAGGGTGCAGTTCAATATGAACTGCGATTTTTTTTATGTCAATTTTACTATGTTTAGAAAAAGTGAGGTGAGAAAATGGCAGATAGTAGAATTAAAGGGATTACCATTGAACTCGATGGCGAAGTAACTGGCCTTCAGAAAGCATTGGCCGATGTTACAAAACAAAGTATAGACATCCAAAAGGAATTGAAAGATGTTGATAGATTGCTAAAGTTTGACCCGAGCAATGTTGAAGCGATGGCTCAAAAGCAAAAATTATTAGCTTCACAAATTGAGGTTACAAGCGAAAAATTAAGCAGGCTTAAAGCAGTGGAAGAGCAGGTTAATGAGCAATTTTCAAAAGGCGAAATTGGCGAAGCACAATTTAGAGCATTTAGAAGAGAAATTGAATATACAGAAGGTTCGTTAGATAAATTAAAAAGTTCACTTGCTAAGATTGATGATGTTGGTTCTGTAGAAAAAGTTAAAACTAATTTATCAGAAATACCCGAGGAATCAGAAAAAGCCGAGGGTTCAATAAAAGAGTTAGGCGGCGAATTAACTGAACTTTTAGCTGGAGCGGCTGCGGTCGAGGGCATTAATGAATTGATGGAAAAAGCATTTGAAGCAAGCAGCACAAATACAAAAATATCAATATCAATGGAACTTGATGAGGGTTCCCAGCAGGCTGTAAAAAATGCAATAAGTTCAGTTACAGCCTATGGGGTAGATGCGGAAGCAGCACTTGAAGGAGTTCGTAGACAATGGGCCTTGAATAAAGATGCCAGCGATGAATCGAATGCAGCTGTAGTAAAAGCAGCCGCAACAATTACAGCGGCTTATGGTGATATAGATTTTACAGAACTGATACAGGAGAGTAATGAACTTTCTAAAAGTTTAAATATCAGTAATGAAGATGCGATGGGCCTAGTTTATTCTTTATTAAAAATGGGTTTTCCACCCGACCAACTCGATGTGATAACCGAGTATGGTTCGCAACTTAGCAGGGCCGGATATAATGCTCAAGAAATACAAGGCATAATGGCAGCTGGGGTTAAAGCAGGCAGCTGGAATATAGATGTACTTTTAGATGGACTTAAGGAAGGTAGAATTAGGCTCGCTGAATTCGGGCAAGGGGTGAGCGATGCGACAGCTGGTTTACTAGAGGGAACTAATATTTCAGCAACCCAATTACAAGGCTGGGGTAAGGCTGTTGCTGCAGGTGGAGAAACTGGCAAGAAAGCAATGTCGGATGTTGCAGCTGCGGTTGCTAGTATTGATGATAAGACCAAACAAAATGCACTTGGAGTTGCTATATTCGGAACCCAATGGGAAGAGAATGGGACAAAGATTACAGATACAATTTTAGGAATGAATGATAATCTTATGACCGCCGAAGCAAATCAGAACAATTTAAATGCGGCAATCCAAGATTTGAATGCAGACCCAGCTATTAAAATGCAGGAAGCTATAAATAGTTTAACCACAGCACTAACACCATTGCTTTTGGGATTGGCTCAAGTTGCAGCTGCGGTTGCAGGCTGGATTTCAGAAAATCCCAATCTTTCAGCGGCTATAATTGCTGTTGTTTCAGCGATAGCAATCTTAGGTGGTATTTGCATGGGCCTAATGCCTATATTCACAGCCATTACTACAGCGGCAGAATTGTTTGGTGTTGAACTGGCTGTTATTAGTGGCCCGATTGGGATTGCGATTGCAGCTATAGTTGCCTTAATAGCTGTTGGGGTTTTGCTCTATAAAAATTGGGATGAAATAAGTGCAAAGGCTGTTGAGATATGGACTTATTTACAAGGCTGGCTTGCTCAAGCATGGCAGCAGATAACCGATACAGCAACAGCTGCATGGCTGGGAATGAAAAAATTCTTTGCTCAAACTTTAGAATCCATAAAGGCCGATGCTGTGGAAATTTGGCAATCAATAGTTTCATTTTTTACTGAAAGTATTCCAGCGTGGATTAAACAAATAGATAAGTGGTTTTCAAACTTACCATATTTAATAGCATATTATTTAGGCTATGCAATCGGAAGTATAATCAAATGGGGAACTGACTCATGGACTTATCTTTCAACGAATGTTCCGCTTTGGATTGAAGGGATAGGAAATTTCTTTTCTGAATTGCCTGAGACCATTTGGACTTGGTTGCTAAATGTAATAACTAAATTCGCAAATTGGGGTGGCAGCATAGTAAACTGGATTGCTACAAATGTGCCGATTTGGATTAATAGTATAGTTTCTTATTTTATTCAATTGCCGCCAGCCATTTGGAACTGGCTTGTTCAATGCGTTGATAATATAAAGACATGGGGAATTAATATGCTTACTGAAGCTGTAAATGGTGCGGAGCAAGTTTTCAATGGGATTGTTGATATCTTTAAAAAGTTACCAGATAGAATGTTTGAGATTGGCTCAAATATAGTTGCCGGAATTAAAAATGGTATAAGTGATGCCTGGGAAGGAATGAAAGATTGGATGGCTGGTTTAGCTGATGATTTCGCCGATGGTGTTGCTGAAGCATTAGATATACATTCTCCATCAAGGGTTATGATGAAGCTTGGAGCATTCGCAGGTGAGGGGTTCGAACTAGGTGTAAAATCTACATTCGGACAAATTACAAAGCAATCTCAAGCATTAGCTGATGCAGCAATTCCGGATATAGATACAGCAAGAACAGCAGCTTTATCAAGCGGAAGCAACTCGGCAGGTGCTGGAATTAATCAAACTGTAAATATTTATAGTCCAGCTGCACTTAGTCCAGCAGAAACAGCAAGGCAAAATAAAAAGGCTTTGCAAGAATTAGCTTTTGCATTATAGGAGGAGGAACAATTGAAAAAGTTAAAATATATAAATGCACTAGGGGCCGAATTAGAACTTACTAATTATGCTCCTTTTTTACTTTTGAGTTTCACCGAAAAGGGCAAAGTTACAATCTATAATAAAAAAGGCATGGGGCAAGATGGCAGCAGCTATTTAGGAAATGCAATCGAAACAAGTGACAAAACGATTGAACTTGCTGTAATTGCAGAAAGTGAAGATGAATTAATACATTATAGAAATAGAATTAATAAAGTTTTCAATCCTAAAGTTGGCGAGGGATACTTGGTTTACACCGATGGATTAAAGCAAATAAAAACAAAATGTATAATTGATACGCTGCCTTATTTTACAGCTGTAAATCCTATGGTTTGCAAATGCTTATTGTCAATTACAGCTTGCAATCCTTTTTGGATGGATATAATTGAATCAAAAATAGATATTGCCTTCTGGGATGGCGATTTTGAGTTTGATTTAGAAATTCCCGAAAGTACTGGAAAGGAAATCGGGCATAGAGAACTTTCACTAATAGTGAATGTATTTAATGATGGGGATGTTGAATGTGGGATCAGAGTAGAATTTAAGGCTTTAGCAACAGTTGCCAATCCATCAATTTTGAATGTAAATACACAAGAGTTCTTAAAAGTAAACAAGACTATGGAAGCTGGAGAGCTTATATCCCTAACCACCAGCTTTGGAAATAAAAGAGTTGAGTCTACTATAAATGAGGTTACAACAAATGCCTTTAATTATGTGGACTTTCAAAGTACATTTCTCCAGCTTGATACCGGAGATAATTTATTCAGATATAATGCCGATTCGGGCATTGATAATCTAGAGGTTACCATATATTATACATCTCAATATTTGGGGGTGTAATTGTGGAAATATATATTTTTGATAGAAATTTAAACTTTAAAGGTATAGTAGAACAGTTCATTTCTCTAAGATATGTTAGAAAATATCATGAGCGTGGCGAGTTCGAATTGCAATGCTCATTGACGATTGACTCGCTGCTCTTATTGAAAAGAGAAAATATTATTTACCTTAAAGATGATGTTGAAGCTGCTTACATTGAATATATAAATTTAAAAAAAGATGATGATGGCAATGAGATCATGGTTGCTAAGGGAAAGTTCCTTACTGGATATCTTGATAGAAGAATAGTTTGGGGAACTGAAATTATAAGTGATACAGCCGAAAAAGCAATGCGGCAGCTTGTAGACCATAATTGTATAAACCCATCGGATACAAATAGAAAAATTAATAATCTGATTTTGGGTGATATTAAAAATTTTACAGCGGCGGTTAATTATCAAGTTTCTTATGCCAACTTAGGTGATGAAATTGAAAGCCTAAGTAATATAAGTGGTTTGGGCCATCGAGTAAAGTTTGATATAAACAATCGAAAGTTAATATTTGAAGTATATCAAGGAATTGATAGAAGTATAAATCAAAATATTAATCCGAGAGCGATTTTCAGTAAAGAGTTTGAAAATGTAATGGCACAGGAATTTACCGATAGCCTTAACAATTACAGAAATATTGCTTTGATTGGCGGCATTGGTGAGGGTACTGATAGAAAGCTGGCTGTAGTAGGTAACGCAGCTGGATTAGATAGATTTGAAATATTTGCAGACCAAAGAAATCTGTCAAATGTGGATGAAAATAATAATCCTATAAGCGATGCGGAATACATGAAATTGCTTATAGAAAAGGGAAATGAAACGCTTGCTACCACTAAAGAAATTTTAACATTCGATAGCAAAATAAATCCCAATTCTAATTTAAAATATAAAACAGATTTTGATTTGGGAGATGTAGTAACGTGCGTGTCGAAGCAATGGAACTTAGTTATAAACGCAAGAATTACAGAGATAGAGGAAGTTTATGAGGTCGATGGGCCAAGCATAAATATTACTTTTGGAAACAATATCCCGACTTTAATAAAAAAAATAAAGCGAAAATTGAGGTGATACAATGGCAGAAAAAAGTGGTTTTTTTAATAGTGTAAATGGAGATAGGAAGTACAAGGCCGATTTCTTTGCAGAATACTTTGCTAGTTTTATCGGAAATGGGGTGTTCCCCAACCCGAGCAATGCCTTACAAGTAATCGCAAGTACAAATATGAACATAATCGTAAAGGCTGGAAAAGCATGGATTAATGGGTATTACTATAATAATGATACTGATTTAACATTGACTTTGGATACAGCCGATGGTGTATTAAATAGAATAGACAAAATTGTATTACAATTTAATACCTTAAGCAGAACTATCTCAGTAAAAGTTAAAAAAGGAACATTTGCGAGTGCAGCTGTTGCTCCAGCATTGCAAAGGGACGCGAATTCTTATGAGTTGGCCCTTGCCGATGTTTATATTACAAAAGGCAGCATTAATGTACTTCAATCCAATATAACGGATATAAGATTAGATAGTGGCCGATGTGGAATAGTTCATGGAACTGTTGACCAAGTAGATACAACAACTCTATTCAATCAATATCAATCATGGCTGAATGATAAAAAAACAACATACGATACAGATTTTACAAATTGGACAACCCAAAAGAAAACCGATTATGAAAGCTGGTATAATACTACAATCCAAAGGGAGCAATCTGAAATTGATGCTATGGAAGCACAATTCCAAAATGATTTTGACACATGGTTTGCTTCAGTAAAAAACGTTCTTGATGATAATACCATCGGGAATTTAAATAATAAAATTGATGCAATCCCTAAAGTATTCAAAGGAACTGATGCTCCAACAGCACCAGCAGCCATTGATATTTGGTTTAAGGATTTAGGAAATGGGAACGTTCAGATAAATGAAAGAAATTCAGATAATACCGCATGGGTTGAGGTATTCACAAAAACGAAAGCCGGAAATGTAATGACCAATGCTGGACTTGATATGGAAGCACAATTGGCTGACTTGCAAAAAGTACAAACAGCAGGTGGAACAGCTACAGCAATTACATTAACCAATGTAAGTCTTACAGATGGGTTCACAAAAACTTTTATAGTTGGTGCTAATAACTCAGCGGCTGCAACTACTGTAAATGGGAAGCCATTATATAAGCCAAATACAACAACCCCACCAAATCTGACAAAATGTAAGGCTGTAACTATATGGTATGACTTAGCGAAAGCAGCTTTTTTTTTCAAGGCTAGTACCGAAGGGAACACCATTGCTGCCCATGTACTAGCAGGAGACAGTTTCAGCAATGATGATGATACAGGCATTGTTGGAACGATGCCCAACAATGGAGCATTGAACAAATCGCTTGCAATCAATGGAACTTATACAATCCCAGCAGGATATACGAGTGGTGGCTCGGTAACTCAATCCATCCCAACGAAAGCAGCTGCTACAATTACACCAACAACAAGTGACCAATCCATCGGAGCAAATCAATATTTAACTGGAACTCAAACCATCAAAGGCGATGCAAATTTACAAAGTAAATATATTGTACAAGGGGTCAGCGTATTTGGGATTGCAGGTTCAGCTACTGTTGAAAGCCTTGGTGGTTCATTTACTGAATTTTATAGGACATCAACAACTTATTCTTACGCAACCCCTTGTTTGGCGGTGGATAATGATGGGTGTGTATATTTGTTATATTGTTCAAGTGGTTATACTACTGTTGATTTAATGAAGTTTGACCAAAAGCTAAATTTAATAACAAAAGTATCATGGACAAAACCAACAACGATAGATATGCCATTTTTAAGATTTGATAAATGGACTAATTTATTATGGGTAAATATTGCTCAAGGCGGAGGTACTAATTCCGGTTGGTATGATACAAATTTAAATTCTGTTGGTTGGACATATAGAACAAACAGATGCTTGGCACACAGCCAAACTAGTTACACTTATGCACTTGATGATAGTAATGGAGATATATACAAAGTTACAAAGAGTGGTACAAGTGCTATTATACAGAGATTTGATTTAAACGGAAACCAAGTTTATTCTTCAACTATTGCAAGTGTTTTCAATAGTAGTTCAAGTTCTATTACTGGTCTAGGAATATCAACAAACTATTTATATATAGTAGATAGTTATGGTAATAGTACTTACACTTACTATGTAAGAGCAAATAAATCAGATGGTCTAAGCAATGCGAAAAATGGTTTAAGTTCCATTTATCAAATAGCATTTATCGGGAATGGAACTACAGATTATGTATATAAACCATTCCGAGCAAGTACAAGTTCAAGTAGTTCTTATGGTAGTTATATTCTCAAGGAATCTGGGACAACTATTAGTGTATCTAATGGTGGTTATGGTTATACAGCCGGATTTAGTCCAGCTGGTCGTAGTGTAATAGTTCTAGGGGATAGCACTGGAGGTACTGGTGCGAGTGGTACTGGGGTTACGGTATCAGATGGCAATATTACATCTGTTACAGCATCTTATCCATTCGGTGGATTATTTACAGAAAGTAATAATTTTATAGGGGCAGCTGGTAATGCGAACAATGAATTTGCTATATTGGGGAACGGAAAAAATGTAATAAAATTTAAAGTGTAACAGGAGGATAATGAAATGTTATTTGTAAGAACAAACGATAAAAATCAAGTCACATATATAAGATATAACTTTACTTATGATTTAAATGAATTTGATGTGAACGAAGGCTATGTATTGGACATGGAAGAACCTGAGATAGTTGAAATTGAGGGAAAGCACCCAATGTTAATGTATGATAAAGAAAAAAATCAACTATATCATGAATATGTGGATATAATTAAATCGGTTGATCAAACAACTAAAAGGCTTGACGAATTAGAATCGGCCCTTGTTGAGTTAGCTTCATTATTAGGAGGTGGCCAATAATGGTTTCTATATATGTAAGGCGAATAAATGAAGGCTTAATGACTCTTGATGAAGTTCCAGTTTTATGGAGGGATAAAGTTGCAGTTGCATTAGCGGCACAATAATTAAAATGAAATGGGCCGATGATGGACTTTAAAAGGGTCCTTTTTTTATGGCCCTTTTAAAGTTTGAGGTGGTAGGTGGATTATGGAAGAATTAATTAATGCAGCTTTGCAGCAAGGATTAGGATATGGGATGTTTGCTTGTTTGCTAGTATATGTTTTAAAAACAACTGGAGATAGGGAAACTAGATATCAGAATTTATTAGATACCTTAGCGGAGAAATTTAACTTGGTTGAACACATACAGGAAGATGTAAAAGAAATTAAAAATAAAATAAATGAAAGAAAGTAGGTACAAAAGATGAATATTGATTGGAAAGCAAGATTAAAAAATAAGACATTTTGGGTGTCATTAGTTAGTGGAATAGTTGGATTTACTCAGCTATTTGGAGTTAAGGTGTTTCCTGATAATTGGACAGATATACTTAACACAATTTTAGGATTATTAGTAGGCTTAGGAATAATTGTTGATACAAGTACAGAAGGAATAAATGATAGGAAAGAGGTGTAATTTATGATTATTGGATTAAGAGGTGGACATTCTAAAAATTGTGTTGGTGCAGTAGGCATTGTAAATGAATATGAACAAATGCAGGAGTTTTTCAAGCATATTAGCAGAATATTAACTTCATATGGACATACAGTTATTGATTGTAATAGTAACGGCTGCACTGCAAATGCCGAATTAAGTGAAGGCGCTGAAAAGGCTAATAATGCAAATGTTGATTTGTTTATATCTCTACACATGAATGCTTTTAATGGTACTGCCAATGGTACAGAAGCACTTGTAAGTTCTGAGAATAGCAAGGCTCTATCAATTGCTTCAAAGTTATGCGAAAACTTTAGTCAATTAGGATTTAGAAATAGGGGGGTAAAGTTTCAAAAACTATACGAGATGAATCAAGTAAATGCACCGAACATAATCTTTGAAATTTGTTTTTGTGATAGTCAAAAAGATATATCAATATATAATCAATATTCATGGGATGAGTTGGCATATAGAGTTTGTAATGCTATAGATTCTAATATACTTATTGAATTAGATATAGACACAAAAGGATATGTAGTTACAAATTATTTACCGCCAGATTCAGCAAACTATGATGGGGTGAATATAAATAATGTCTTAAAGTATTTTGATGGTATTACGTGTTATGCTAGAGGAAATAACAAAGGGATATGGATTGAAACGCAATACTTACCATTAAGCAAGTGTAATGAGTTGAAAAATGCTTTAGGAACAGTGTTCTATGAAATAAAAAAGTAG